CCACAGCCGTCGGGCATCCTCCTCGGAGTGCCCCCGCGGTTCCATCATCTCGACAAACGACTCCTCGTCACCGGCCCGCTCGACGAGGTTCTTTGTGAGAGACTTCTCCGCGTGGTCGGCGTTCGGGACCGCCGGGATGTCGACGTCGGAGATCTCGGCCGTGTAGCCGTTGAGGATCTCCGAAACCCCGCCGGATTCGACCTCGGCCGGGAAGGTCACCCCATCGCCGAGTTCATCGGCCGACCGTTCGACTTCCTCGCTGACTTCGCCGCCGATCGAGAAGCCAGTGAGCACGCCGTCATCGACGAGCGCCCACAGCTCATCATCGTGGTACTTTCGCGTGATGATCCACGAGCCGGCGGCGTACTCCTTGCCGCCAATGGTCTCGGGCTCGTCGATGATCTCGTTGCGGACCAGTTCCGCGTCATCATCGGCGAAGCGGTAGTGCATGACCCCGTCGTCGGGATCGGGTGCATACATCGCCTCGATGCCAGCGGGCTTGAGAAAGTCGCGCTGTCGGTCGACCTCGTTGGGGACGAGAGCCGCGCCCGTCGCGGTCCGCTCGTCCTCGTCGGTCGCTTTGATGGCGACGGTTTTCTGGAAGCGCCGCGGCTCTGTCTGTGTCATTGTCTCGTTGAGAACGCCGGGATATGGACCTCTGGCAGCGCCCCCGGCGGGGATGCCGTCATCGGTGGGTTGCGTCAGATCGCGGCCGTCACGCGACCGCCGTTCTGGATCGTTTCGAGTTGGCTCTCGGTGAGTTGATCGGCGAACACTGCCGCCGTCGCACAGCGACAGTTGGCGATCTCGCTGACCGGCGCGAGTGGGTCACCAGGGTGATCGAGGTAGACGCCGCCGACTTCGAAGGACGTTCCCACGGCGACGACCTGTTGGTGGGCTTGCGCGTGCGAGTCGCGCTCCCGCCCATCGATCGACGTCAGCCACTGTTCGCCGACGACGCTGTCGGCGTCTTCGTGCGCCGAGTGTGCGCCAGCGTTCGACGTTGAGATCGTCCCCGTGCGGGCCGCGCGCTCGGCGACGTAGCCTTCGAGGCGGCCGTCGTATAGCTCATCGTTGAGCTTGTCGGCGATGTCGGGGATCGACAGCCCGTCTTTGTGCGCCCCGCGGAGCCACCGCGCCGAGTCTTCGGTGATCGTCTCCAGGGTACTCCCGGCGGCGACGTCAACCCACTCGTCGAGGATGTCGAGCGTCCGGTCGGGGACAACGTCGAACGCCACGTCGATCTCCTCCTGGCGGACGGCCAGCTCACGCCCGGCGAGGATACCGTCCTCACCGTTCTCCCGGAACACCACTTCGAAGTCGTTGGTGTAGTCGCCCGCTCGCTGTTGGATCTCGCCGCGGAGCGATTCGAGCGATTCGAGGTCTTCCTCACTGGCCTCGTCGAGGAACGCTTCGATGTCGTTCTCGACCGGCTGGACGGCGTCGATGTAGTCGTCGAGGAACGTCTGAAAAACACGCTCCTCCTCCGGCGAGAACTCGACTTTCGAGAGCACTCGGCGTTTTGTGAGTTGCCGACCGCCGCACGTCTCGCACATGGTCAGTCCCCCGACGCCCCGCGTTTGATCCGCTCGTCGGCCTTCTCTTCGCGCGCCGACTGTGCGACTTGGGTGACTGCCTCGTCAAGGGCCGCCCCCGGCGTCTGTTGCGTTGATACCTCGGAGACGAGCCGCTCGCCGATCTCGTCATCGCGGGGTTCGAGGGCGAACAGTTCGAGCGCTTGGTTGACCGTCAGCACCTCTTTGACCGAGTCGGCGGTCATCTTCCCGATCTCGGCCCGCTCGCGTTCGTTGCGCGCGCCCTTGGTGACGAAGTCGACCGTCCAGTCGTGGACGTCCAGGATCTGCTGGTGGATGACGCGATAGAGGCGCTCGGCGTAGCGCTCTTGCTCCGGTGCGATTGTCTCTTCAGTGAACTCTCGGATCGCCTCCTCGGTGTTGGCGTTCGTCGCGTCGTGGTTCCCGAGGATCTGCAGGGGGACGTGGTGGACCTTGGCGATGTCCTTCTCGTTCATCTCCCGGTAGTTGGCGAAGCTCATGTCTTCGTCGCCGTAGTGAGCCGCCGGCTCGACGCGGATCTTGACGTTCTGGCCTTCGACGCCGATCCCCTTGTCGACGAGGTCGTCGGCCTCCAGGATCAACGCCCCCGGACCATCGCCGTCGCGGAGCCCCTCGATATGCTCCCGAACCTCTTTGCGGGACTCCTCGGAGAGTTCGCCGCCCTCGACGATGATGAGGTAGTCAAGGATGAGGTTGTTTTCGAGACGCTCGCGGTTGAACCGCCGCGCCTCCTGGTCGGCGACCATCGTCTGAATCTCGCTGATCCATGTCGGCAGGCCGTAGTACAGCGTGTTCGGGTGCGGGTTCGGGATGAACAGCAGCTCGTTGGCTGGCTTCGCACCCTCGTTTCGCATCGTCTCGATGTCGTTGTAGACCTCGCCCGTCTCCCGGTCGACATACCGCGGGTCGGGGTTATCGTTGAGGTCCGTGTTCTGCCGATCGCCCGCCTCGGCGAAGTAGCGCGTCTGCCCGTTGCGCTTTTGAACGTATCCGTGGCCCGCGATCTGTTCGTCGATGAACCCATCGCCATCCCGTTGCTTTTTGACGCGGACGGTCTTGGCAGGGAGGTAGCTCATCCCCGCAGGTTCGTCATCGAACTCGGCGTAGATGATTTCGAGGGCCGCCCACCCGATACCGTGGTAGTCTTGGCGGGCCTTCTCGTGCATCTCGGTCGGCGTGCCGCGAGCCGTCCCCTTCGGCCCGAGTTTCCAGAGCGTCTCCCGCGACCGCCAGAAGTTCTCAGCGCGATCGCGTTCGTCTTCGCTGGCGTCTTCCGGATCGACGTTTTCGTGCGGCACGATCTCGAAGCCGTAGCCGACCTCGCGCTTCGACTTTATCTCAACACACACCGCGTGCGTGCCGTTGAGTTCCTGGAGCCCGGCGAGTTGGTGGGTCGGGTAGGGCGTTGCGATGCCCTGCCCGACAGTGATGCCGATCGAGCGCTCGTCGAGTTGGTCAGACGACGCCGACCCGGCGGCCTTCTGCATCCCGACCAGCGATGACTTGACCGTGCTGGTGTCGTCGTCACTCATCGTCTTCGTCCTCCTCGTCATCGGCGATCTTGTCGACCGTCTCTTCGTCTTCGACGATCCCTTGTTTCTTTCGTGACATGGTTATGTGATAAGTTCCGACCCACCGCTCTGCTTCTTGTGAGGCTCTCCATCAAGCGCGCCCGACTGTTCGAGCGACCGAATAGCCTTCTCAGCCATGTACCAACACATGACCAGATCGGGTGTGTGACCCTTCAGCTTGCCATTCTTGAGTTCGAGCGACATCATCGCCTGAACGAACTCTTCGGTCGGTCCGTGGCCGCGGAAGAACTGGATGCCACCATTCTCGACGAGCGTCCGAAGTCGAGGCACTCCCAGTTCGAGGGAGTGCTTCTTTTTTGTCGTCGGGAGTTGGCGGATCTTCGAACGCAGTGACGCCGAAAACTCGATGGCGTCGTTTGCGATGTACTGTTGCACGCCGTTCGACTCGATGACGATCACCGCTGGATCGAAGCGCTGGTCGTAGTCTTGGAGTGTCGCTTTGACCCCACTCGGCTTCATGCCTTGCTCGGCATGGCAGTCGAGGAGTAGCCGTCGACCGTCGTTTGTCACGACCCACGCAGCGAACGCTGCGTTGTCGCCCGTGGGTGACGACGCCGGGTCGTGAGTAACGATTGTCGCCTCACCCGGCTTCGGTGATTTTTTTCGCGGTGGTTGTCGGTTGCGGATCGAACACCCACCGTCTTCGACGAGTCGGTTGACATCGGTCGCGTCGATGAGGTCACCTGATGCGCCGCGGATGACCATGCAGAACTCTCGCCAGAACAGGTGCGCAGACATCTGCGACTTCTTGTTGGCGAGGTACTGAGGCCCGCGAGCTTCCGGCCAGAGCACATGGATCGTTTCGCCGTCGTTCCACGGATCTGGGCTTCAGTGTAGAGCTCTTCGGGCGGTCGACGATTGATCCAGTTGCCGTCGTCACCGAACTCCCGATCCCACTCTTCGAGGATCGCCGGGTACTCGGTGAAATCGTAGGCGTCGCGGTCAATCAGGTGGGAGTAGATGTCGTCGGGGCGCTTTCGGGTGCCGATGACGGCCGTCTTCCCGGAGTCTTTGACCATCGGGACGGTGACGCCCTCGACCCAGGTCATGATGTTCTCGGTCTCGCCGTCCCCGTGCTCTTTGATGAGGTCGTCGAGGATCAACAGGTGCGACCGGTCGCCCTCGATCCCGCCGAACAGCCAGCCAGCGTATAGCGCCGAGCCGTTCTGGAACTCCTTGGTCGACTTGGAGTCTTGGACCGGCGTGGCGTTCAGGTTTGTGAGCCATGGGTTGCGCTCGACCATCTTCCAGAACTCAGTGTCGGCCTTCTTGTACGCCGAGTTCTGGTTGTTTGTGATCCAGTGAGCCCGAAAGCCGTCGATGTATTCGAGACAGGCGATTAAGTATGAAAGTGTGAATGTCGTCTTGAGACAGTCACGGTGTGCCAGTATCCCGATGTTCTCTTCAGATTCGAACTGCTCGATCCAGTGACGGTGGACGTCGGCGAGCGGCTGCCACTCGTCGCGCTCGGCGGTCATGTAGCCGTAGGTGAGCTCGTTGAGGAACTCCTCCCACGTACTCTCGCCGAACGGGTTGAGCAACTCCCGACGAACTGCCGGATCGGCGTACGCGCGTTGGAGGTCGTCTTCTCTGCCTTCGGATGTCCCCATGCTCACTGGCCGCGGCGTCGGCGTAGTGTTTCGCGAAGGATCTCTTTCGACTCGTCGTCAAGGTTGATATCTTTCTCGCTATTGATGTCGGCGTCCATCTCAACCTCGTGCTTTTCGGTCTTCGTGAAGCCATATACGCGTTCGAGCATGAACGTCCCCGCCCGACTCTTTGCGTTGTCCTCGGTACGCTCAGTCTGCTGTACTTGACTGTATGCCGCCCTCGCTCGGCGCTTTCGGTACTCGCGGGCGAAGTCTTCGTGCTCGTTGAGGTAGTTGTAGAGCGTCGACTGCGTGACGCCCGCCCAGTTGGCGACCTGGTGGGATGGGAGCGTTAGTTCGGCCGCCTCCAGGAGATCCTCGCGCACCTCTTCGAACTTACCTGTATCTCGCGGCACATCATCGACGATCTCCTCGGCCGTCTGCCGCGCGATCCCGTCGACGACGCAGAGGTCCTCGATGCTGGCCTCCTTGACGTCGTCGACTGTCTCGAAGCCAGCGGCTTTCAGCGCCGCGGCCTTCGTCGGCCCGATGTTCGGGATCGTGGTGAGGTCAGTTTCACTCATTCCTATTTCCCCCGTTCGGTCTGGACTTCGTCGTAAGCCTGCAGCAACGCCGTGTAGTCGCTCAGTTCGAGCCCGTTGTAGCCGCCGAGAACGGCCAGCGCCAACGTTCCCAAGAGGGTCGGCTCCGCGCCTGACTGGATGGCGTAGATGCCGATCGCGATCACGCCGACGTTGACGATGATCGCGCGGATGATCTTGAGCGTTTTAAGCATCGGAAGCCTCTGGCCGTCGGTCTGAAGCGTGGCTTTGTAATCGTCGACCACGCCGTCGCGGCAGTACCACGGCCGGTTGTGTTTGGTGCTCATGATACATCGCGCTCCTCAGCCCGATAGCGTCCGTCGCAGTCGCAGTCGGGGCCGTTATCGCGGTGATAGACCTGCCCGCAGCCGCTGCAGGTCTCAAAAGTGGACGTCTCGGACGTGTGTGGGTCAGTTACGGCCATGCTCATCGGTACTCCTCGACGTCGACGGTGTCGGCGCGGGCTTCGATCCGGCGCTCCAACCGATCAACGCGTCGTTGCATCGCCTCAAGGCTCGGCATCGTCTGCCGGCGTGCCTGTCGGCGGCATCGGTCCTGTGTCATCCATCGGCTGCGGTCAGCGTCTGTCGTATCCTCATCCCAGAACCAACTGGGGAAGTCGTAGTCTGTTGTCATGCATTTGCTCTCCTGAGTTGAGACTCTCTGTTAGTCTACCGCTCGTAGTGACGGGTGTCGATCGGGAACGACGTCGTCAGCCCGTCATCGCTGACGCCGTGGGCGGTCGCGACGCCTTGGTAGTCGTTCGGGACCTTGCCGCCGATCCGCTCGACGAACTCCCCGGCCGG